AAAGTTCATCCACTTCATCAGTTGATAACGCTTTAGAGAATATTCTTACTTGGTCTATTGAGCCGTTGAAACGTACCGAACCTCCAGTATTTCTATAACCCAAAGTTGGTTCTATACTACTTTCTACTAAAGTTTTAGTTGCAGTTCCTTGTGACACACCATTTATAAATAATTCTCTTAAACCATTGTCGTATGTTGCAACAATATTATACCAAACGCCTGTTGTAATTGTAGTTGTGGATACTAATTGAGAATACGTTGTATTATAAATTGTCCAAACAATTTTGCCTGCACCTAGATTATTTGAATTTATACCTAAATCTATATTATTAGCAGTACTAGCACAAAATAAATATTGAATAGTACTTATGTCATTTGCATTAATCCACATAGAAATGGAAAATGCACCTGTTGCATCAATAACACTAGTATTTAAAGAACTTGGTAAATTTATACCACTATTACTCCCATTAAACCTTGCACCATAGTTTATCTTGCCTCCTACTCCGAACTCAACGTTGGTAGGTGTGCCATCGTAATATCCACTTGCTTCCGAAGCATCGTAGTCCATAGTGTATAAAGCTACACCTGCACCTTCGCTAAATGGATTGGTATTGGATGCGGTTGATGTTGTTTCAGCGTAAAGCGTTGCTACATCTTCGGCACTTATAGCTTTGTCAAAGATTCTTACTTGGTCTAATAAACCATCATAAAATTGACTATATGAGCCTGAGTTCTTTAATGCTCCTAAATTGTATTCTCCTGTATTATTCGTAGTAAATCCTGAAATAGAATGAGTTGAATCAAGGCTGCCATCAATATAGATTTTAAGTTCAGATTGAGAGGATGTAACGGCAATGTGTTTCCAAGTGCCTGTTGATAAAGTTGTGGTGCTATTTTCACTTGTAGTAACTGTGCCACTATTGGCTCTTACAATCTGTATTTTAGCAGATGAACTAATTCTTACACCAAGTCCATTCCACCCACCATCTGAATTGACAAAAGTAATTATATATTGGTCAGAAGATACATCCTCAGGTTTAATCCAAAATGATAGCGAAATGTTACTTAGTCCATTAATAGGGTTTCCGCTTAATGCTATATAACTATTACTTCCGTTAAAACTGGCAGCCTGTCCAAACTTTGCACCTGTAGCCGAATATGTTACGTTGGGGTCGCTTGTACCATTATAGTTGCCTGTGGTATCATCATCATTCCCATCAAGCTGATATAAAGCTATATTACTACTGAATGCAGAATCAGCACCAAATGCTTGTACGGAATCAGTACTACAAGCCGCAGCAGCCGCACCTGTATTTATTAGTCTTTTGCCTAAAGCCATATTTATTCTATTTCGTCAGATGGGAAAAATTGTACGTTGTATTGCAATGCAGTCTTGTAAGACTTCTTAGCATTTACTTCAGCTTCTAACCTATCGGCTTCTGTGAGTATTCCTGCTCTCTCTGTTGCAACGTCTGTATCAATATCTATATCCCTTTCTGCTTTTCTTATAACTTGCCAGTCTGTAGGTTCTAATAGTTTACCTGCCTTAGACTTAATCTCTGCAATCTTACTTGCTTTGATGTCGGCTATCTTATACCTTTTTTCTGTTTCGCCTGTTGGTTCACCATCTTCTCCAATAATATCTACCTCTTGGCTAAAGTCAATATCAGTAACATCATAGGTTACTATCTTCTTATCTTCGTCAAAGTATAGACCACCTTTAGTTTGTGTCTGTGGGTCAAAGCTTGGCTTTACAACATCGTAAATACCTATCTCTTGTAGTTCCTCTTTAGACAGACTGTTTGCACCTCCTAAAATGTGTTTTGTAGGGGTTTTAAGCGAGTTAGGTAAACTCTTGTATATGGTTACTATTCTACCGTTTTGTACTGCTGCTTTCATAATTATATACTTTGTGATATTGATAGGAAAAATGTGTTTGCGGCAGTACAAGCAACTTGAATAAAGTTTACTGCACCTGACGTGTTACTATACTCCCCTGATATGGTTGTAATTGTGTTGGGGTTTGTAAGAGTATCAAATGTCAAAGCTGACGTTCCTCCTGAATCTGTTACAATAATATCTTTTACATCTCCTATGGATGCGTTTGTAAAATTTAAATCTACAGTAATACTTGATGTCATTGTAAATACTTGTGCGGTGTCAAAATCTACATCTACATCCGCTGCCGCAGTCAAAGGAGAAGAACCTCTTAGGCTATCCCCTGTTCCACTTTGTCCGTAAATATCAGCAGTCATACTATTTATAGATACCATCGCATCTCTTAAAGTATCCCCTGTACCGTCATTTGGTGATGAACCTACATTTATTGTTTGTCGTGCCATTTTATTTTTTTATATTATAGTTTGGTCTGTTGTTATTAAGGTACTATCCACCCTAAATAGTGTACTATCTACTGAAATCTCTAATACATCTTCCACCCAACAAGCAGGTGCAGAAGCTAAAGGAATAGCATCTGTAGTCTTAGCGGTATCTCCCCACCAAGTTGAACAGTATATCTTTCCCCAGTTTATTGTGTTAGCCATATATTATCAATACTTTTTTTTGGTTTTTGTTATATATGTCTTTTGTAAATAGCTTTTAAGCCTTTCTACGTTTTTCTCTTTTGGTTTATAGTCGTTTCTTACAAAACCCATCCTTCGAAATTTGCGTTCTTATCAGGATATACGTCATCGTTGCTATTAGTGTAGTATTCAGGAAAAGTGCCACTTGCGTTAAAAGACATATAATCTATGAATCTATCAGTATAATACTGTGCTATGTTTCTTTCTTTTTCTATTAAAAAGTCTATTTCTTCCTTTTCTACGTTAGAAGCGTTTTCGCTACTATGTTTAAATACGCCTTTGTTTGCAATAGAATAAGCAGCAAAAGGTAGGTACTCAACCATTGCCCAATGTACCAACATAGGTTTTACATAGTCAGTAACAAGCGTTAAATAGTCCCCTGTAAGTGTACTGGCTTCTATATCGTCTTGTATCTTGTTAAATAAGTCTGTGCCTAAGTAGTTTTTAATGTGTATGTCTTGTGCAATCTTTATGTACTGCAAAAACTTATCACTATCTACGTTGCCATTTACAGAAGTAAACTTAACTAAATCTTTCCTTGTTATAAATAATCCTTCTGCCATTTCTTATTTGTTTACAAATCCTTGATTAGGCATATCCTTTGGTCGCATAGCCACTTTCTTATCGTTTGTTTCAGGTTTAAAACCTTCTTTTTTAGCTTGATTTACGCTTACCTCCGCATTAGGGTTTCCAACGTCAGGCTTTACACCCTCTGCTTTAGCCATATAAGTCTTACGCATCCAAAAATGATGACAAGCACCACCGCCTTTATATAACCAAATATCGTAAGTAGCTGCTCCGTTTAGTCCCCATCCTGCATTTACCGCTAATTGGCTCATTTGCATTATATCCTCCTTACGGTATATCTTTTTAGCACTTACCATTTTCTTACAAAACTCCCTGCTATTGGTTTGTGTTCTTAATGGTGCGTATTGGTATCTTACTTTAAACTGTACACCTTCGTCATTCTCTCCATCTTGGTCGCTATTTGCTTTTGGTCTTGCACTTCCTGTACTTGCCAAACCTATCATTTTATCTAAAGCTTCCTCTTGGTCATAATCCACCTCTCTTTCATCTACAAGTTCCCAATCTTCAAGGTTTTCATCTTCGCCAAATTGGTCTAATAGGTCAAACATCTTGTCATCGTCAAAAGATGGTTCTTCCTTAGCCATTTTAACGCCTGTTTCTTCCTCTCTTGCTTCGTTAGTGATGGCATTATCGGTTTCTATAAATTCAAGCGGTTGTAGGGTCTTAAAATACAATTTAAGGCTTATACCGTTTACCGCTAATATATCGTCTATTGCTTCTGTTATTAAATCTTGGTAAGGCTTAATGGTTGTGTTGTGAAATAACAAGGATGCAGTTTTAATTTCGTCTGCATTGTTACCAAGTCCATTGTTACCATCCCTAATACCTAACAAAAGCGGTGATGTAATCCTATGCGCTACCATTAACTTGTTTACACTTTCCGTAGATAAGTATTCATAGTGTTGTGGTGCATCAGTAAGTGGCACATCGTCTATAGTAGTTTTGCTCTCTGCATTGTTGTTAAAGGCTATAATTACTTTTTCGCCTCTTGCACCAGTTAGTTTACGCATTACGTCTGACTTGACTTGTAACTGTTGCTCTCTGTCAGGTATTCCGTTGTTGAAGTTTACAACCTTAGTTCCACTAAATCCGTTCTGTACGTCATTAATTAAGAAGTCAGATACTTCACTTTCGAGTTCTGCATACGCTATACCTCCCATATAGTCAGGAGGGCAGTAATAATCGTACCCAGATAAGTATCTTTTGATTATTTTTATTTCAGGTTCTGTACCGTTGCCAAATCCAAAAGCTGCAATTCTCTTAGGCTTATCGTTTGGCTTTATTTTAGACCAGTCGTGAAAATAGTAATATGCTTCTATCTCTCCATCGTCATTGCACTTCTCCGCTCTTAGTGTTTGTCTTGGGAAGTGTTCGGCTCTTGCTACTTGTTTGTCTTTGTATAATACCTGAAAACTTGCTTCCCCTAATAGTTTAAGGTCAAAACTTACCTTTCTAAGACACGAATCGTGAAATATAGACCTAAGTGCCGCATATTCCTCTGTCTTAGTGCTACTATCTAATGCATCCAACCCTTTACCATATATCATCTGACTAACACCATTTATAATAGCGTTGTTTGTAGTAGATTCTATAAAAAGGTCTATTAGGTAAGTGTAAAAATCGTTATCATCTCCATACTCTACCCAATCCCTTTTCTTGTCCTCTTTTATTTGAGGGCGGTTGTAAGATGATAAACTAACTATGTGTACGTTTTCCATTATAAGAATATAAATTCATTTGTTGTGTCCTGCTCTGTATATTGGCTATCGTTTACTGTAAAGTCTGTAATAGCCTGATTGGTGCAGAATACTTTATCTTTAAATATTACATCGCTTCCTGATTTAACAGTAACCATATAAAAATTATCTTGCTTTACATCAAAGATAGCATTAAGCCTATTGTAGTACAAATTTTCTGTTATAGTATCTACGTCTTGATTGTAAACCTCTGTGTTGGTTTGTTCGTTTACTATGGTAACGTTATAGGTATTACCGCTTGTAAAACTTCTTGGTATAAAATCTAAGTTTTGTGCAGATGCACTTTCTTGTAAAACTATCATATATATACAATAAAAAAACTTAAATTTTGTTATTTATAAAGCAAAAAAAAGGGCAGCTAATGCCACCCCTTAATTCTAAACATTCCTAACTATTAAGAGTTAGTTCCCTCTGTTACTGTTACAGTAGAAGTAAGTCCTGCAAATGGGTCAGCTTCCGTTGCACCTTCTAAGAAGTTTGCAGGAAGTTGCTCTTGTGCGGATAGGGTTAGTGTATATCCACTTAAATCTCCCATAGCAGCACCAGTAACGATAGTACCACCACTTACCTCTGCACCGTGTTCTGCACCCATTAAAAAGGCATTACCATTATAATCAGATATCACAACGTGGGGTCTACCAAAACTTAAAAGTTTTAACTCTTTGTTGTCCTCTAAGCTTAGCTTTTTAAGCGTAAGGTTTAGAGATTGCTCAAAGAAAGTCGTACCGTTCTCTCTTGAAGAAGTAATAGTTTGCTCGAAACTACTATTTCCTTTTAGTTCATATTCGTAAGCAGTAATTGCACCTAAGTCATCTATCACATCTGTATTGGTAGAATCGTATGTAATTGAAATATCTCCGTAGTCTATGAAATAGACCGCCTTGATACCGCCAACTACATCCTTGCAAGGTTCTTTTCTGCCCTTTGTTAAATTACAAGCCATATTTTTTATATTAAAAAAGGGTAGGCAGATATAAAACCACCCACCCTTTATTGTTAGTTAATCTAATTCTTAGTTGGCAGAGTTAGCGATACCGTAAGTTACGATGTCATCAACAATTCCATACTCAACCCCTGCGGTAAATCTCATAACAACTCTTACGTTTTGAGAACCATCAAGGTCAGCCATATCCAATACTTTCACTTCGTTTTGGTCAGACAATAGTCCAGTACCAAAGTAAAGGTTAGATTTCTCGGCAGCGATAGCGGTGTTATCAGCAAGACCGTTAGCTACAAATAGTTTTACACCATCAAAGCTAAGTCCTCCACCTGCATACCATTGTGTACCTTTGTTGTCTGTACCTGCTGCACCTAAGTTAGAAGCAAATCCACCTAATGCTCTTACATAGGCTCTTGCAATGTTTTGTGATACATAGATAAACAAATCTTCGCTATTATAGAGTGAAGAAGGTATTGCATCCACTATAGAGCCAATCTGCGCTATACAGTTAGAAGAATCTACAGTAGTACCTGCAATCTCTTGTCCTGAAGGTAGGTTAGCATCAAGGGCAATCTTAGTAGAAATTCCATCAAACTGTCCACTTGTTGCAGTAGAACCAGTCCAAATAGAAGTTTCAGTTCTTTGCGCTACTTTAGCAGCAACGTGTGCAATCAAGAAATCAGAGAAAGAAGAAGGTAGGCTATCGTGGGCAGAATATCCCATAGAAATAGCTTCCCAGTCATCTTGGAAATCTGACTTACATAGTTGTAGGTTAACTTGTTGAAATTCAGGGGTTAAAGTCCGTTCATCTAAAGTAATTGTTGATGTCGCTGAAAAATCACAACTTGCATCTTTTACGATGTCATCGGTGCTTACTGTTTTGATAACGTGTTGATACTTTACGTTAGGCTTGATGGTAATACCACCCTTTTCCAAAGTGTTAGCTGAAAGAAGCGCTGCGGAGATATAATCTCCTGCGAACTCTCCGTTGTAAGCTACACTTGCGTTTTGTGTTGTTGTTGTTGGCATTTTTTTTAAATTTATTTATTTTTAATATTCGATATTCTTGAAAATACTCTATCAGCAGTTGTCATTTCTCTTTTCTGTCCGTAGAGTTTCATTTCTTTTTGAGGTTCTGCTTCAGGGTTGTGTGTTACTTTTTCAAGTTCTACTTTTTCCTCAACTTCTTCCACTTTAGAAAGTTCTTCTTTGTCAGTTTCTTCTTCCTTTACTTCTTCTGACATTTCATCTTTCTTTTCAATCATCGCTTTGATGTCCTCAATCATAGATTTAACTTCTGCAAGTTCTTCTTTAGTTGCATAAGCCATTTCTTCTTCTTCGAGTTCCTCTGACGCTTCTTCTTCGGTTGGTTCTTCAGTAGGTTCTTCGGCTGCACCTATTGATGCAATAACGCCTTCTTCTTCTACTTTTAGTTGTTCCCCATCCTCTAAAGTGTAATCGCCTACAGGTAATGCTACCTTTTCATCGTCTGTTACAATAAAAACCTCACTACCTACTGCGAAATCTTCACTTTCTATAACAGTACCGTTTTCCAAAGTAGCTTGTGCTAATTTTACTTCTTCGGATGCTTCCACCCCAACAAGTTCTTTTACTTTGTTTAACATATCTGTTGCTTTCATATATATATCAATAAATTAATATTCTTTTTGTTGTGTTTTTATTTTATATACTTTTTAGCGTCTTGTTTAATTCTTTTGTTGTCAGATTCTAAATCTGCAATTACATCAATAGATGAATCTAAAAGTCTCCATTCCTGAATGTTTTTAAAGTCAGCACCTAATTCATCCGCTGCTTTTTGAATTTGCTTCATTGAATTTTTAATTTCTGATAAATATCCTTTAGCATTGTCAAGTCCACTTATATTGCTTTTAATTTTTGAACCTATTTGTTCAATCTTACGCAAGTCATCCATTATTTCATTTTGAAGTTTATCTACAAAATCAATTTCATCTCCTGCTTCTCTAACAACTTGTTTTGCATCAGAAATAACTGATAGATTAATTTTTGATGGTTTTACTTGGTTTTTGCTTAACTTAGTAAGTATCTTATTTACGCTTGGTTTCATAATGTGTATTTTATATATAATAAATTATTTAACGTTTTGTTGTATTTTTAAACATCCTCTATAATCCAATAGTA